TTGATTGGTTTGTTATCAACTTTTTTCATGATGTTGAGAAGTGTATCACAAGAGGGGGACTTTGGCAAGCCCCCTGTTGGAATTAACCTTTGATGCCGATTTTCTTAATGGCGTCTTGAGTTTTTACGATGTTTTCCAACCAAACTTTCAACATACCGTTGGCCATTTCCGCATCCTTAATTTCAACTTTGTCGTTGATTGTGAAGACACGTTCAAAAGCACGGTTTGCAATTCCTTTGTATAGGAAATGTTCTTCATCGGAGTCATCTTTTGCAAGACCCTTGACGATAAGTTTGTTGCCGTCCATTGTGATTTCAATATCAGACTTAGCAAAACCAGCAACTGCCATTTCAATGACGTACTTGTTTTCTTTTACTTGTTTGATATTGTATGGGGGATATCCCATTGTTTTGGCTGTATGTTCTGTTGCTCTGCGTAGAGCATCAACAGTTTCTTCAAAGCCAATGAATTGACCGAACAGGTCTTTACCGAAGACATCTTTTAGATATGTCATATTTTTCTCCTAAAAAGCGAGTTAATAAAATGCGATACCCCGAAGGCGTATCATTTTCCAGCTTACTTTATACTGGACCAACTAACGAGTGGTAGTGAAATCTCTCGGACGCCTTTTACCGTGAACGTCAAACAGCCCTAAGGTGGGCCTGTCTTATATTTATACTTTTTTCTTAGAGCCAATATTGTATTTCGGAACGAGTTGCCATTCATGTTTCTCTTTGTGAGAAATAATCTTGACTTGGCTAATGAAGATTGGTTCTGGAACTTGAATCTGAGATTCATTGATAACCTTCACCAAACCCCAATCTTGTAACAACTTAACAATAGCATTTCTACGAGACAAATCATTCTCGGTCAAATCGGTTGGTTTACCATCCAATGCAAACAATTCTTTAAAGTGAACTATGTAATACTTACCTTGTTTATGTAAAATATGACAAGATTGAAAAAGTGTTTTATCTTTTTTAGATGATACACCAATTCTTGTTAAAGTTTCACGGACCTTTAAAAAATCATCTGTTTCAGTTAATGTAACTTCAACTAGGTCTTGTATTCCTATCATTATTCACTCCGCCTTTATTTGTTTTTGCTTTTATCTCAGCGATTTGTTCATCATCAAGAATACGCAATGCTTCTTTGGCCTTTTCGTTGGAGTAACCAAAATACTGCTTGACACATTCTATATCCTTTAAGACCTCGGCTTTTTGCCATGGCTGAAACTTACGTTTCATAGGTCTGATTGTATTTAGAAGATACTGGTATTGCATATCGGAATCTAAATCTGGATACAGATTCATTTCGTTTGCATACAATACACAGTCCATGTGAAAAGATAAAGCACGATTGACCACAAACTTATTATAGTCTTTATAGTCAACTTCACCATCAAATACATTCTTCTTGGTTTGAAGAATAGACGGAACAATTTCTTTGAATAAATCAGGCATTATTTGAACTCACAATCCACCATGACTTCTGTCAAACAGGCAATCATATTGATTTCGTGGTCAGGAACAAAAGCGGCTTGATATTGATACTTAGCCAAGTGAAGAACCAATTGAGGAACCGAGTTTGGTTGTAATAGTTCATACAAACCATCATAAATCTTACGATAGATTTTTGCAGGATCATTGTCTAAGTTTTGTGTTACCCATTTACGAGCACCAGCAAAATCTTTAGACTTCAATGACTTGATAAGGTCAGTCAGTTGCACATCAGCAACAGAACCAAGAATACCCTTGTCAATATTACCTGAAACACCATATCGTTGCAATTCGTTTAGAATACGGCGATTGTCTGGAAAGTGTTTAGTGATGATGGCCGCAACCACATCTTTTTCGTATGTGATATTTTCTTGTGTAAGAATACTTTCAACACGTTTAAAGAAAGCGGTTGCCATCTTGGCTTTAGAACCATTTAACTTGTAGTCAATACAAGTGCAACGAGAATGTATAGGATCAATAATCCGATTCTTAAAGTTACAAGTGAATATGAACGAACAGTTGTTAGCAAATTCTTCAATGGATGCACGTAGGATCGCTTGTGCGTTAGGTGTAAGATAATCTGCCTCATCTAAGATGATGACCTTGCGGCCGCCCATCAAAGAAACGGATGAAGCATAGTTTTTAATTTTAACACGGATGGTATCAACACCGTTCTCATCAGAACCGTTGATTACGATATAGTCACAACCAACTTCTTCACACAAAGCCTTTGCGACTGTGGTTTTACCAACACCGGCGGTACCAGACAACAAGAGATTGGGAATCTCTTTTCTATTAACATATTCTTGGAAAGTTGCTTTCAAAGAATCGGGAAGGATACAATCTTCAATCGTTTTAGGACGATACTTCTCCACCCACAACATGTGATTCGACATTCAATAACCTCATAATATAAAAATTCAGTATGACACGGCCCGAAGGCCGTGTCAAGTTAACATTAGAACTGTGTGGCTGATAATAACCTGCGTTTAACCGGAGAAAGACTTTCAGTCAATTTTCTCCATTCATCACAGGATTCAGGAATAGCACAATCTCCTTTTAAACCACCAACTCGAAAATTGATATCTCTGGCAAAACAATATTCGTTAAATAAAACAACGAATCTTGAAGCATAGAATTCTCTAATTTTGATACCACCAGAATCTTCAACAATATCTTGTTGTGTTGTTAATGGGCCTTTACCATTAAATTTACGGCGTTCGGTAAAAACATATTTAATAAAGTCGTCAAAAGAACAAATCAATTTATTATTTTTTTGAATTTTATAAAATCTTTCACCAAATACTTTTTGGAATAAAACCAAACCTACAAATAAAAATCCTTTAATGTCTGTTTCAGTCAAATGCTCTTTCAATGAATGTAGAGAAATCTTAACGTATTCTTTATTTGGTGTATCATCAAGACGCAAAGCTTCAATTAAGTTACCATATGATTCAAAGGTATGTGTAGCAACATAATCATTGCGGTTCGTATTGGCAATAGAAATGCCAAAAGGTTTTACAAACTCATATAAAGCAACTGCATCTGGGTCTTTAGCTCCATAAGCACCCTTAAATTTGTGTTCGGCAACCATGTTCCAACGGTCAATGTTGTCACTATTATAATTGTCGGATTCTATTTGTTTAATTTTGTCAATGTCAGTTTCACTATGAACTTCTAATGACACTTCAACATATGCATCTTTACCCAAAGTCAGATAACGTTGTGCGGTTCGATGATTGCCTTGGGTCAAAACTAATGTGCCGTCAGGACGTAAGTATGCTTTCATTCCATTTGCTTTGCCATAACAAAACCCATTATGTTTTTCTAGGTTTTTCATGGCTTTTTCTAAATTCAATTCGTCTGTTCTATTGTAAAAGTCATCACCGTAAAGATATTTAACTTGAATTAAACATACAAATTTTGCTCCAGGAACTAAAACATTTGAGGCTTTTAATTCATCATATGTTGGTAAGTTTTGTGAGTACGTATCCAAAGGAACACTTAATGTGGACCTATAATAACTTAATTTTTTAGGTGTAAGTTTTGGATTTTTATCAACAATATCAATAATTTTATGTAACATTTTTTCTCCTTTGGTTAACGTTACGTTTAAAAAATCAAAGGGGTATAGTCCTTTGATATTGGAAGTTGTAACTTCCAAATTCATTGTATCAGATTCTACGCCATTGGTCAAGTTCTTTGACGTATAACTTACCATCAGGACCAGGAACAATATTCACCTGGACTTTTTTCTCTGTACCAGGTTTGTATCTTGGGCCTATACCCGATATAACATACATGTTTGTTCCAAGGTATTTCTGTGGTGGCATTTCTTTACCGTATGTTGCACTCAATTGCAACACAGGTTTACTATCAATCTGTTTTTGTAGTTCTTCGGAAGGAATCTCGTCTTGTTTATATACAATACGTTCTTTCACTTCCTTGTAACCTTCAATACCAGCAACAAGTAGGCCAGCAAGGCCTAATGTTTTGGCAAAAGACCTACGAGTTGCTTTTTCCATTTTTAGTGACCTTCTTTGCAGGTGCTTTTGCAACAGTTTTACGTGGTGTACGTTTCTTTGCAACAGGTTTTACTGTTTCAGCGACTTGTTCAACTTGTGTATCAGTCAAAGCACCATCGTCTTTTTCATACTTTGGTTCTTCAACAAATTTAATAGTAGCACTACCAATGGTTCCTGGCATAGGAATTGGGTTACCTACCAATTCTTCTTCTTTGAAAGCATCTTCAAGTTGTTGTGATGTTGGAGATTCAATCAATTCATATGCAACAGGGGTTTCTGTCTTTTCAGGACCCAATTGAACCAAAGGTGGTTCTGGTTGTTTTTCTACAGGTTTTGACTTGAATAGTCCAAATATTTTACTTAACATCTTTAATGCTTTCAAAAAGTGCTTCGAATTCTTTAAATTCAGCAACCTCTTCGGTTAAGGATTGATTGTACTGAACTTTTGCCATACGCCGAATAATTTTCTTAGGAATCTTGAGTTCATCGTGAGCAAGACTTAAAACATCCGACATAGATTGTGAAGTGGCCTTGATTCTGGCCATACACACAACAATCTCCTCTATGTATCCTTTGAGGGACTTAAGTTGTTTTTCGTCAAAAGTTCCGTATAGTGTTTGTACCTGATTAACCATTTTTCAATTCTCCTTGAATTTTACCTACAACACTGAGTAGGTCCTCAGTTGTTGCAACGTTTCCATTCAATAAGTTAATCATAGTCAATTTAATACCTTGTGGGTTAGTACCCTCAAAAACAACAGCAACCTGTGTTGGATTGATAAAGATT